GTCCACATAGTCGTAAACCACAGGTTGTCCCTTGCCGGGAAACGTCCTCGCCACGCGCCCCACGCTCTGCACGATCACCGCACTGTCCTTCTGTGGAGTAACCATGAACAGCCTGTCCAGCCGGGGAATGTCCAGCCCTTCCTTCGCCAGCGAATAGGTAGCGAACAGGTAGCGCAGGTTCCCTTCCCGCATGTCCTCAATGGCCTGTTTCCTCTCGGCTTTCCCGGTCTTGGAGGTCATCTTGCCGTCGATCACCGCCGCCAGCAGTTGCATCACAGCGGGCAGTTGGCTTTTCAGATACCTCAAATGCTCCACACGGTCAGAAAGTATCAGGCAGGAGTGTTCCAAGTTTTGCCGCAGGTCGCTCAGAATCAGTTGGTTCCTGTCCTCGTTCTGGACAAGATAGTTGATGAACTTGGTGTAGTTGGTCGTGCCGTCGCTGTTCGCGTATTCGAGGGAGGGCTTCACGCCGGTTCCCCTCGGCTTGATCTGCACCCGCATAATGCGGTTCTTTACAGCCTCGTCGGGAACCGTGTACTGAACCTCGCCCAGCAGCGCGTAGGTCGCCTTAATCATGCCGTCAGCCCTATGCGGGGTCGCGGTCAGCCCGAACTTGTGTCGGGCGCACAGGCTGTTCAGCACCTTGGAGAACATCGTCACAGCCGTAGGCGTTCCCGCCGCCCGGTGACACTCGTCCACAATCACGCAGTCCCATTCGTGCCGGTACTGGTTCAAGTCCAGCCTTGCCATCGTCTGAACCGTGGCGAAGGTCATGCTCTCGCCTATGTTGACCTCTCCTTCGGTGATGGTTCCCAGCAGGTCGCGGTTCAGGTACAACGCCGCCCGGTCTTTGCTCTGGTCAAGCAAGTCCTTTGTGTGGGTCAGCCACAGCGTTTTCACGCTCAACCGTTGGGAGATTGCAATGCCTATCTGGGTCTTTCCACTCCCGGCAGGGGATTGGAGAATACCATAGCGCGAAGAAAGCATTGCCTGTACCGCCGCCTCCTGATAGTCGTAAAGCGGTACTTCGCCGCCGAAGTCGATCTTCTCAGCCTTGTGGAACTGAGTTGTGTGGTCGCCGGTCAGCATCGGTACAAGACTTCTCAGGCAACCGAAGGGCAGTACAACGGAATTGCCGTTGGTTTCATACATCACCAGCTTGCGCGGGGTTTTCCCGGTATAAAAACCCATCTTCGCCCGCTTGATGTATTCGGGGTTATCCAGAATGAGATTGTCGTTGCACCACGACATGACTTCGGGGGAAGGGTCAGTAATCGTAATCTTGGAGCCTATCGTTGTAAACATCGTCAATCACATTATCGACCCAGAAATCGAACAGTTCCCCGCCCTCTATGATCTGCTGCCGGTTGAGGGCCTTGCCGTCGTGTTCCTCGAAGTAGCGCAAGCCGTTGTAGTGGTGCATGTAGATTTCCCCGGTGGACAGCTTCAACGCGAAGTAGGCGTACTGATTGCCTGTCTTGTCCCATAGGGCCATAGCGGTATGCTGGTTTTCCTCTATCCGGGTTAGAGGAAAGCGGTCATTCAGACATACCTTGCAGTCAATCAGGAAGGGCGTATCACCGATACAAGCGATTATGTCTGCCGGTTGCCCGTCCCGGTTCTGAGCCATGTTGTGCGCCCAGAAGCCGTGTTGGGCCAGCTTGTCGCACAACTCCTGCTCGAAGTGATTGCCGATGGTCTTGTTCACGGTTGAGTCCTTCATGGATTATTCCTCACTTTTCCATTGATAGTCCTTGCCGTACTTGGCCTTGTACCAGTCCTCAAACTTCTTCCTGTTGCCCTCGTCCCGGTAATACTCCTTAACCTTCTCTCGAAGCGTGTAGAGTATCGGGGAGTCGGTCAGCAGTTCGGACAGGCCACTCACGACTTCGGCGCGGAGAACGCCGCTTCGTACTTGTCCAGCAGGTCTTTCGTGGTTTTCAGAATCGCGTCCACCTTCATACCGTTGCGGGTTCCAGCGAACACGGAACTCAACTCGCTCTTGTCGGTCACAATGCCGTTCTCTCGAAGCTGGTTAATCAGCCAGACGTGGGTCAGGTTGTTCTTCTTCAACCGACTGCGGATATTCTCTCGTTCAGGCACCTTCTTACCCTCCTTTCGTTCTAATCTTGTCAAACGAAAGTCATTGCTATTTCGCGCTCCAATGCTTATAATGAAGTTGCGAAGTTCAAAGAAGCATTGAAATCTTGACGGGGAAATGTCTACCCGGCAGGGTCGCTTTCCTTATGTCTTGAAACAACAACTTTCGTTTGACATGGACTATTATAATCCCCAAATTAGGGATTGTCAATAGGGAAATCCCCATTTTAGGGATTATAATTCCTTATGGTTTTCAGCTCCGCGGATAAGGAGGATTTATAATGGTTTTCTCACAACGCCTGTCCGAACTCTTGGACAAACACAGTGTTACGTGGAAGGAAGTCTCAAACTCCCTGAAAATAGGCAAGAATCAGAGAAAACTATGGGAAGATAAGGACACAGCACCAGACGGGGAAACACTCGTCAAGCTGTGCCGCTATTTCAATGTGTCAGCCGATTATCTGCTTGGCCTGAGTGATGAATCCCCAAATGAGGGAATCGCTATTCTCATTCGCGCTTTCAAAGAATCAGACACGGAAGGTCAGTATCGAATTGTTCAATTCTGTTTGAACATTCTTGATACTGCCGAAGAACGGCGCGTAAGGGAAGAAGGGCAAGCATAAGGTTGTGGAGGAATGACGATGTACGAGGACATTAAGACTGCCGTTATCTACGCCCGGTATTCCAGCGCGAATCAGACGGAACAGAGTATTGAGGGACAGCTTCGCGTCTGCAAGGAGTTCTGTAAACACAACGGTATTGCCGTTGCCGACTACTACATAGACCGTGCTGCCTCCGCAAGCAAGGATTTGGAGAAGCGCGTTGAGTTCTTGAAGATGATTAAGGACTCAGACAAGCACCAGTTCGACGCAGTAATTGTCTACAAGCTGGACAGGTTTTCCCGGTCACGCTACGATATGGCAACCTACAAGTACAGGTTGAAGAAGAACGGAGTCCAGCTTATATCAGCCACCGAGAACATCACCACCGACCCGGAGGGTATCATACTTGAATCCGTCCTCGAAGGGATGGCAGAGTTTTACAGCGCGGAACTCTCCCAGAAGATCAACCGGGGCCTGAGAGAGTCAGCCTACAAGCATAACTCCATAGGCGGGTCTATTCCCCTCGGCTACAAGTCCGTGGACAAGAAGCTGGTCATTGACGAGGAAAAAGCACCTATTGTCCGTGAAGCCTATGAACTCTACGCCAAGGGAACCACCGTTGCCGAAATCTGCCGCATACTCAATGAGAAGGGCTACAGGTCATCCAAGGGCGCACTGTTCAACAAAGCCTCCTTCACCAAGATATTCAGGAATGAAAAGTACATAGGAGTCTACCGTTTCCACGACTATGTAGCCGAGGACGCGATACCCGCCATTATTGATCGTGATTTGTGGGAACAGGTGCAAAAGCGGGTACGCGCCCAGAAGCCGTCAGGAACCTTCAAGGCGCGTACCATCTACCCGCTGTCCGGGAAACTCTTTTGCGGTCATTGCGGTTCCCGCATGAACGCCAACTCCAACGGACAGCAGAACTACCGATACTATCAATGCTATGGTCGAAAGATGTTCAGGACGGATTGTTCAAAGAAGAATGTGCGCAAGGAACTCATTGAACGGATTGTAGCCGAGGACGCGCTTTCCATGCTCACAGACGAGAACATAGAACTCATTGCCACCACCGCCGTTCAGACCAGCAGCCGGGAACTGGAAAGCAGCACCAACATTCCCGCCATTCGTGGCAAGCTACATGAGACAAACGTCTCGCTGGAAAACATCACCAAGGCCATTGAATCAGGCGAAGTTCCCCAGACCCTTGTCAAGCGCATGTTGGAACTGGAAAAAGAAAAGAAGTCCCTCGAAAGGGACTTGAAAAGGGAGGAAAAGAAAATCTCCATACTGGACAAGGAACTGGTTGTCCACTGGTTGGAGCAGTTCAAGAATGGGGATATTGAGGATGAAGAATTTGTCAAATCCCTCATTGACCTGCTGGTGAACTCCGTCACTGTATGGGATGAACCAGACGGAACCTTCCGGGTCGAAGTCGCCTACAACCTCTCAGACGTGCCAACAAAAACGTACCGCCTCCATCCAAGCGATAGAGACGGTACGCTATCGGATTTGTCGCCAGTAGACCAGCATTGCATGTCAAATCCGATAATCCACGGTTCCATTCTAATCCGTACTGTGAACTACGTCAAGTCTTAGGGATTTTCAGCACCAGCCCTGCGTGAATCACGTCGCCGGTCAGGTCGTTCAGCTTCTTGATCTGCGGGTACTTCGCGCCGTTCCCCAGCTTTTCCTTCGCAATCTTCCAGAGGGAATCGCCCTTCTGAACCGTGTAGACCTCGTAGGTAGGTTCCGGGGTCGCGTAAGCTACCAGCTTAATGCGGGTCGCCTCGTCATACACGCCTGTCACGTCCAGCTTAAATTCCTTCTGGAACTTCTTGACTGCGGCCTTGGTTTCGGAACCGAAATCGCCGTCCGCGCCGTACTCAGGGAGGCAGTCGGCGTCCCATTTCAGAAGATATTCCTGCATCTCCTTAACGGCAGAGCCGGTGTCACCAACGGTAAGACCCTCCACCGTGGGCGCAACCACAGCCTCGGCCTTGGAACCGTTGGACAGCACCACCACGGTATGCCCGCTGGACTTGGTGACGAGAATATCACCGCGCCGCAGGTAGGTGGACTGCTTCTGGTACTTGTCGCCGATCATTTCGGTGAAAGCCCCGGTCTTGTTCAGGTTGGACGGCATGTTGCCAGTGCGGAACCCTTCGGGCAGACCCAGAATCCCGGCAGACGCGCAGCACACGCGAACCAGCGCGGAGCAGTCGGTTTCGCAGGGCGTAGTGACCTTGGAAATGTCGAAGCCCACCTTCTCGGCCTGAGCGTACAGGGTGTTGCGCTGGTACTGGTCATAGCCGATGTTCTTGTTGTCACAGGCCGCTTGCATGGTCTTGGCAATCTGTTCGGCCTTTGCCGGGTCTTTGGCGCGGAACACCCGCCAGCCCTTGGAGTGGAGATACCAGTTCTGGGTGGACACTTCCTTGCCGGTCTGGTCGCCAGCCTTGCCGCCGTGGGCGTTGCCGTTCTCGTCAATCCTTGCGGAGCCAATCTTCACAGCCATAGTATTATTCTCCTTTCGGTTTCGGTTCGTCGTAGGTCATCGCCAGCCGGGAGTCGGACAGGGTAGCGGTAGTCGGGTCGTTCACGATACCCAGCAGGGCCAGCAGGGAGAACACGACCTCCACCACCGCCAGCAGCTTGTTCCCCAGTTCCCCGAAGTCCAGCGTGTAGCCGAACACCGCCGCCACGGTCTGAATCAGCAGGAGCAGCATGGGAATCAGGGCCAGCCAGAATTGCTTGTTCTTAATGCGCACAATCCAGTTAATCATCATGGTAATTCCCTCCTTATTTCAGCGGCAGGGCGTTCACTTCGGACATGAGGTTGTCCAAGTCCCCGTTCCCGCCCAAGCCGTTGTGGTAGCATTTGTGCATTTCGTTCAAAATGCGCCTATCGTCGAAGTCGATCTTCTTCTGGTTTATGTAGGTCTGTCCGAGGTATCTGATACGGTCATAGATCACCCATTTCAGACCTATCTTGACGGCCTCCATGTCCTTGTCCTTCTCGTCGGACTTGTCGTACTTGCGCTTGCGCCTCTGACGGATGGACTCACCGATCTGGTTTATCAGGGCGGCAACCGCCGTACCGCCGAGGATTGCCAGTACAATTTCCATAGTCTTAGCCCTCCTTGTAGGGGTTCCACCCGTACACGCCGGGTTCCCATACGTTGTTGTCGCAGGTGGAAATCCAGAGCGAATCCTTGTGCTGCACAATGTCGCCGGTCTGGTATGCGTCCGTCGCGCCGTAGGGCTGTGTCCAAATGGGATAGCCCGCAGGGGTAACACCGATCTTCTTATAGAGACTCACGGCCTCGTCGGGTTTCCATTCCTCGCTACTGACGTGGTTCTGCAAGACCTGATAAAGCTGAGTCTCGTTATCGGCGTTCACGCCCCAACCGAACACGTCCCCGGTCTTGTACTCATGCCCCACCTTGTAGGTCGGGTAAATGTCGGCAATCTCCATCATGGTAGACTCGTCGGTGACTGTCCCGGCGAAAATCTCCAACGCCCGCCTGAACTGCTTCGCCAGATATTCCAACTTCTCATTAGTCATCGCTATCCACCCCCATCATAATGTTGACGATGCTCACCAGCGCGTCCAGTTCTTCCTTCTGGGCCATGACCTGCTCCACGCCCGTCCACACGTCCTTGGGAATCTTGGTTTCCTCCCAGCGGTAATGCGCCGGGGTATCGCCGGTTTCCTCAACCAGTTCAATGTTGCGCCGCACGTAGACGTACTGCTGAGAAGTAGTCGTGTCTACGTCTGCGGGGCGGGCATAACTGCCGTTTTCACACACATACCACATAACGCCTTTGCCTCCTTGTTGATCTTTCTCTGATAGGCACTCACACGCCGTTTCAGGTGTTGAAAGCTGATATTCGGTTTTATCCGCTTCTTATACATGTCGTAGGTGTCCGTACAATCCAGCCATCCGAGGTACGAAAGCATTTGCCGACAGTCATAGACGGTCTTGACAACCTTCTTCGCCATGTTCCGGGCCTTGCGGGTCGCTTTCAGCATGACCGACTTCCTGAGAATCGTCCTGTCCCGGAAGAACCGAAAGCCCATGAAGTCAAGGTCGCGCCCGACATGGGAGCCGTCCTTCTTCACGTAGTCGAACAGGTAGACTTGCCAGTTCTCCTTCATCTGCAAACCCAGCCGGTCATTCAGGTAGGCTTCAATCTTGCGCTGTATCTCATGCAGTTCGCGCTTGTTGCCGCCGAAGATCACCATATCGTCCATGTACCGAATGTAGTGCGTCACACCCAGCACTTCCTTGATATAATGGTCAAGTTCCGTCAGATACCAGTTGGCAAACCACTGAGACGTATAAAAGCCTATGGGTATGCCACGGTCTGTTCCCGTCGCGTCTACTATCTCATACAAAATGTTAAGAAACGCCCGGTCATGGATGATTTCTGCCAATTTTCGTTTGAGAATGTCGTGAGGAATGGAGTCAAAGTATTTCTTCACGTCCATCTTCAAGCAGTATTTCATACCGCGCTTGTCCCTGCGAATCCACTTCTCAATGGTTTCCTTGCCGCCCCGCTTGCGGTTCTTTCCCTTCTTGCGCCCGGAGGACGCGCCACGTCCGGGAATGGAGCCGTAGGAGTGTTCATACATACCTTGCATGAATATGGGTTTCAGGACGTTCACAACCATGTGGTGGATAACCTGTTCCTTCATCGTGGGAACCACAATCCACCGCTTCTTCCTGCTGATACCGTCGTTGATCTCCTTCGGGGTATGCTTCGCGTTCTTGAAGTGGGCGGCATAGTCAAGCATTTCGGGTTTAAGTTCCTCCGCATGAGCCTTGAAGAATTGCGCCCTTCTGTACTTGCGCTTCTTGCCGCCCTTGTGTTTCGTAGCGTTCTTTACGCCGTCGAAGTAGTTGTCCTCGGACAAATACTTCTCCATCAAATGACTGTATGATTTCATGTTCCTCCAACATGGTCATTAGCTTCTTATCCTCTCGTCCACTTTCGACTTGCTACTCACAGACGCTTTCGACGAGTTAATTTGCTCCAAGGGGAGCCAGACCATAAAGCACATTCGTTATCCAAGAGGATGTTAGATAAGATTGCGCGGAGCCGATGTTCCAGTTCGTGTTCGTCGGCGTGTTGTTCAGATTGACATACACGGGGCCGACATTCCCGGCAGAATTGTTGCAATTACCGCCGCGAATCGCAGAACGCCAGCAGACGTGCTTTATAGCCCAAATTTGAGTCAGACCAGTTCGCAGGGGGAGAAGTATCTCCCCCTACGCCGCGCTTCGCGCAGCTACCCCCCTCTCTACGAAAGTGGTTTGCAAGAAGGCGCGGAGCCGAGGTCCCAGTACGTGTTCGCCGGCGCGGTGTTCAGACTGACATACACGGGGCCGACATACCCGGCAGAATCGCTGCAAGAACCGCCGCGAATCGCATATCGGGTTCCACTGTTCTGATACCAGTAGTCGCACCAGTTGTGCGCAGAATCGCCGCCAACTTCCTTCGTCTGGAATCCGTTCTTGTCGAACTGCATCTTCGTGACGTAGTTGTTGGTCTGCGGAGCCGTCGCGCCGTCGATGTAGCCCGCCGCCGTGGTATTGTAGTCCTCAGCGGTAGAACCGTCCTGCTTGCCACGGGTCAGCTTGACCTTGTGGACGTAATCGACCATCATGTGACCGGCGTAACGCCGCCACTGGTTGCCCCAGAAGTTTTCCATGCCGAACACCTTCACGCCCTCGGTGTTGCCGTTGGAGCCGTAGAACAGACCCTTGTTGTCCATCGTGCCAGTTCCCAGCATGGAACTTGCCGCCGAAGCCTGTCCACACCTGCCGTTGCCGTAGACGGCCTGTCCGTTCAGGGACTTACCCATCAGAATCAGCAGCAGGATAATCAGGGTGTTGTCAGCGTAGGTTTCGGTATACCACAGCTTGTCGGAGCCGGGGTTGTTCAGTTCAGCAGCGGCAATCTCCTGAGCCGCCGTCTTGCCTTGGCACAGAGAGGCATAGCCCTTGCCGCTGATACTGCGCAGCCGTCCCGCGCTGTCCAGAGTGCCGTTGTAGGCGGGCGTATAGAAGTGGTCAACCATTTCATTCTGATTGTTGATGAAAGACCACGCCACATAGTCCTCGTCCACCTGATAGTCGGCAATGTACACCGTGGCAGAAGTGTTATCGTCGGAGTCGGGAATGATCTTGTACCAGATTTTCTTCCCTTCCTGTCCCCACTCAATCATTGCGTTGCCGCCGTAGGTATCGTCCGCAACGTCGGAGGGAGTCACGCCGTCGTACTTCTTGGTGTAATCGTCGGGGTCAAGGTAGTAGTCCACAGTGCCGTCGTACTTCAACATACAGGGACGGGGCAGGAAGAAAGCGTCACGCCACGAACCCCAGTTGAACTTGCCGGTGGAAAAGTTCATCTGAACCGGGGTCATACCCACAGCGTCGGCAAGGTAGGTCACACAGGCGGCAGGGTCGCCCTCGGAACTGTCGATGTGGAATCCGTAGATCGTGCCCGCCTCGCGGGGCATGAGGGCATTGCGGATTTCGCGCAGTACAGCGCGGGTTTTGCTTTCTTCACCCTTGTAGGTCGTGTTGTCCAGTACGTTCATAAGTCATCCTCCTTTATTCGTCGTAGCACAAATCACCGTTGCCGTCCAAGTAGAACCCAAGGTGCAATGCTTTCGTGGCTTTCGTCCCGGCTTTCAAGGCCGCATTGATAACCTTGTTCTGAACCGGGTTCTCGGAAGAATCGGACATCGCGGAGTCCACATCAATCTCAATGTTGTCAATGGCATCCTTCACGCCCCCGGAAGTCACCAGCTTGTCACTTCCCGCCGTGGGCGTACTGTCCGGGGTTTCCCACGCGCCGCCAGAACCGAGGTACATGCCCTCTCTTGCGGGAGCCGGGACGATACCCTGCGTACCTGCGCCACTCTGGGTTGCGCCGGTGAACAGCACGTATTCGGACTTGTTCAGCTTATCGTCCAGCGCGGTTTTCACGCCCCCGGATTTCACGGGGTTGTTACTGCCCGCCGTGGGCGAATCGTCGAAGGTCAACTTGTCCTGCTTCTGCGGGTCAGAGGGCTTCGCCGTGAGGGTGGAGCCGTTGGACAGGGTTATGGTCAGGTTGCCGGTGGTCGCGTCCGCTGTGAAGTTCGCCACGGTTCCGAGCAACGCTTTCAACGCGCCCCACGCGATTTTGTAGTTGTGTTCGCCATCGTCGATCACCAGTACGTCGGTGTCCGATAGTGTAGTGACGCTTGTAAGGTCGGATATGTACTTGGTTGCCATAGTGCCATCCCTCCTAATGCCATGCCAGCAGGTTAGACGCTACCTTGAACGTCAGGTAATCGCCGGTATCATGGTCGATAAAGTAGGTCAGTTCGGTATCATACGATACCCAAGAGTCCACCGCGCCGATTGCGTCCAGCACCATGCGCATCTGGTTATTGATGTTCCCCAACCCAAGGTCATCTGCCGTAAGCCCGTGGGCGTTGCCGATGATCTGGGAATGTTCGTAAGCCTCCTGTCCCAAGTCGCCGTAGAACGCCGTGGTGTGGGAGGTTCCCAGACGGGCTACGCTGTTGATGATCTGACACAGACGTTTGATTACCTTGGAACTACCGTTGTAGTAAATCTTCGTCGTGCTGGTTTTTGCGTACTCCGTGGGAACCACGCTTGCCGCTTTCAGAATCGCAATGCCGATCTCCGCAGCCGTAGTCTTGTCAACCATCAGCTTTTGCGAAATGCCGCTGGTGTCAGGCTGGTTCCCCGGCATCCAGTAGGAAAACGACGTGATATACCATGTGAAGCTGAGGTAGTCGAACCTGCTCTGCGCCACCACGCCGCCCGGTTCATACGCCACAAGGTCGCGGTTCGTAGACAGGATTACCGGGCCGGTATATCCAGTGGAGGGCAGGTAGACCGTGGCAAAGATAATCGGGCCGTCGCGGTAGGAGTAGAACGTCCTACCGCTTACGGTACACAGATTGCCCCGCTGGTTCTTGAAAAAACTCTCGTCTACCGCCCAGCCCTGCCCGGAATCAACATATGTTACAGCCATAGGTTATTCCTCGCTCTCAACGTCGGTCAGGGTGTAAACAATCTTCATGGTCTGTGCCGCCGTTTTCTCAATCGGGGACGCAAGGTTGTTGATCGTGCCAAGGTAGTTCGCCGCCCAACTTCTGAAAACATTCGCTCCATTGTACACGCCCCATACGGTCAAATCGTCATCAACGGTTCTCATTCCAGTGTATATACCGGAATTTCCATGATCCCAGTTTTGACCTCCGTAGGCGATGTCCAGCAGCTTGTACACGCCGTCCGGGTACAGCACCCCGCAAAGTATCTGATACGAGGACGTAGTGTAGTGGTACGTCTCGAAGTAGATACAGCCGTTGTGGGACGCCGCATAGTCCAGTTCGCCTATGTAGTCTGCCGAATCTTCCGAGAAAATGCGGATTGCGCTATAAGAAGCCACGTTGTTGAGTGGAATCTTATAGATGATTTTTCGATCACCCGAATACCGATACAGTATTCCATTGTATACATGTCCTCTGTACCGATACGCGCACCACAGGTCGTTGAACCGCTTGTCCGTCCAATAGCTTGTCCCGGAAGTCAACCGCACCGTATCGGACTTGTCGTAAGACTCGTCGCCGTAGTTGATGGTGAAGTAGGTAATATCGTAGTCGTAACTCGGCTTGTGGTACTCGCCGTCCGCATACGCGCCGTAGAACATACAGTAGATTTTACCGTCGTGTCCATCTTCGTAGCAGAACGGGTCATCGGCGTAGACGGTCGTTTCTCTCGGTTGCCCGTAGTACGTCCAAGAGTAGGTCGTTACCTCTGTGTCCCAAGAGGCAATGACCTCGTAGGTACGCGCCACGTCGGAATAATCGGCAACGCCGACACTCAGCATGGGGATTTTCACTCGCGCCAGCCGCATTTGATGGGTTGTACTGTTGCCTTTGAGCATGTACAGGTACGTGCCGTCGTAGCGAATCGGCATCCAGTCTCTATCCTGTTCGGGTGTGCCGTTATAGGTAGCCGGCCTGTCGGGGCCGTTGTAGTTGTAGATGGGACACGCGCCGCCGTGAACATGCGTCCTCGCAACAGACCTAATCGTGCCGTTGGCCTGAGACGTGCCGAAGTCCCACACGCACACATAACCGTTGGCAGTCTTGCCGCTTTCGGTGTTGTTGTAGGAACCCCGGTACTTGTCGGTAGTGTTCACGGTTCTGTCAGCATACCCGACCAGATGGGCTTCACTGGGGAAGTGAATGTTGTCCTCACTCTCCGTCAGTTCACCATCGAACAGCATAATGCCGCCCAAGGCTTTTTCGGCAATCGGCAACAGGTGAGTGTTGGGCGCATAGTTCATCGCCAACTCAATGTTGATGATCTTGTCAATGGCCTTGGTAATCAGGTTATCGTCCTCATGGACAACCTGCTCTCCCGTCTCTACGTTGGTCAAAATGATTTTAGTATGTCCTTTCATCATTGATGTACCTCCGTATAAATCTGAATGTCACGCAACTGCGTGTCACCTTCGAGAATCGCCCTCATTGTGATAGTGCCGTTCAGCATCGCGTCCCATACACTCTGAGGAATCGCACTCATTACGGGTTCAGCCATGCCGTGGCCCTCGGTGTAAAGTACCCAGCCGCCCGAATAACTGTACCACGTCTCGCCGCCGTCGAACGATGCAAGGAATGTCACATCGCCCATCGACTCCGCATGGTGGGAAGTCACCCGGACAATGGTACTCACGTCCTTTGTCGGGGTAGTAAGCGTTCCGTCCACATACGGGTTGTCGTTCACCCACACGCCGTTCTCGGAGTGTGTGCCGTCAGTAACAACGTCATTGTCGTTCCACAGCACCGTGAAGCGATGCAGCAGACTCCCCGTCACGCTATCAGTAATGCCTTTGAGCATGGTAGAGAAGAAATTTCTCTTTGCCACGGTTTCAAGGAACTGGTTCTGCTTCGGGGTCGGGAACTGCGTCTCAACCGTCTCGGTGAAGTCCTTCCGAATGATACTGAAATCAATCGGCGCGAAATCTTCATAGATACGAACGCTGCCGTCCCAAGCACCGTCACCTTCCAGACCGATACCGGCGATGTAGCCACGGGACGCGCCCTGCTTAATCGCCACCGAACAGCCCATGCAGCGAATCCGCACTTCAAAGGTGGATATGATGTTTGCCGAAGCCCACCATGTATACACCAGATGAAGCAGGTGAAGTCCGTCGAAGAAGCTGTCAATCGGGTAATACTCCGTGACCTCCGCGCCGCCAGAAATGTAGGTGACATAGATCACCCCATCTTCTTCCGTGTAGGTGTCGGTGTCCTCGTCGTATTCCTCCGTGGTGTCCACCAGCAGCTTGATTTCGCCGTGGAAGTCAATGTGGGTTTCCTTCTTGGTGATGTACTCGAACCTGATTACTACCTCGCTGCCGCCGTCTGGAATCTCAATCTCCTGCGTGTTGGCGAAGTCGTAGTAGTACATGCCGTCCTTGTCGTTGCCGGTCAAGGCGGTCTGCATCTGCTTTTCCCGGTTGGTCAGCACGTTCAGGTTCGGGTCGCTGCCCGCGCAGCTTAGTTCCATGCCGCCATTGATGGTGATTACCTGCTTGGTAATGGCAGACAGCTTGCCGTCCGTGGCATGATTGCCGATGAAGTTCAGCGTGTCACCGATCATCAACGCCGGGTCGCAGGGAACTTTCGCCGTGAAGGGAGTGAACGTAATCTCGGACAGCTTGTTCAGTATGTTCATCAGCACCGACCTTCTCAGGTCATCCGCATTAAACTGAATCAGCGGGTTCGTACCCAGATTGTAGGTCAAGCCCGTTCGTCCCAGAGAATACGACTCCACTTCCTGAGATACCGCAAAGTAAGCGTCCAGCATCGTGTAGTAAGCCTCGTAACCCTTCGGCTTGTACTCGAAACGCCAGCTTGGGGGAATCTCGCGGGTCACTTCCATACTGTAGGGTTTCAAGTACAGCTTGCCGTCTACGCCGATGTAGGCGAAGCAGCATAGATACTGTGCGATGTACCCTACCAAATCCCTGTAGGTATATATCTCTATCTCAGGATAGGTGTATGTATCTACAGTGCCGTTCGTGTAGTTGGCAATTTCCTCCTGCGTAGACCCAAGCTGTACGCCACAGGCATTACAAGCGTAGGACAGCAGGTAGAAGGGATTGCCTTGCAGGTTGATACCGCATTGCTTGTTGAAGTTCAACATCGCGTCGTAGGCATGGATTGATACCACGTCCAAACTGCGTTCGGGCGGTTCCGTAATGCCGAATATGCCTATGGGTACTTCTTCCCAGCCGTTGCCGACTTTCAGTTGGAAGAACAGCGTCATCTTCGCCCCGTACAGTTCGTAGCGGTCAACTTGCCCCAGATACAGGCTTATAGCCAACTCCGAGGAACAGGTAGTTCCGATCTCAATATCATCACCTGTACAAATCTGCCGGGTGATTTTCCCCGACCCCTCCACGATGGTAGAGAGGTCGAAGGAATACACCGTTCCGATTGTGGTTCTGATAGAGCCGTACCAGTTGGTTACAGCCGTTTGACTCATTATCTGTTCCAGATAAGCGTCAGATACCGCATACATAGAACCACCTACATTTCAATGACATTGATCTTGAAGTCGGTATACAAACCTCCTTCGTCTGCGTACAGAGTCAAGTTGTGTTGCTTATAGCTGTTCTTACCCACATACGCCGTGATGCTCACAAGCCCGTTGTCGTAGTAGGTGAACGTAAACTGCTTACCCTGCATCAGATTGACCATCATGTTCACTTCGTTGCCAGTGAGGTACTTGAAGGTCATGTTGACTTTTCTCAGGTCACTCCGAATCCAAGTAATGTGCATACCGCCATCCTCGGTTCGCCCGGTGTCGGAACTCACCATGTTGTCATGTTGAATTTCGACCTCAGAGGGTGTATAAATAGGAGTGCCGTTGACAGCCCACCAACCATTCGTTGCCAGTTTTCCAACAGCCATATTTATCACACCCTTATGGGGCTTGCGCCCGTCCTTTGAATTGCTCTATTGTTCTCCGCGACTACCACGTTGAACACTTCGCGTCCGTCAATGACCACCTTCAAGTCGCCCTGCTGGTTGTTGCTATTCTCGCGCATGAACAAGAACATCTGTTCCACGGCCTGAGCGATACCCGCCAGATAGCCGTTTCCTTCCTCGCCGTAGTCCCCGGTTGCCGGTTCTTCCTGTTCCAGCGTCAATCCCGTGTCACCGAGAATGTTACTGTAATCGTCAGCCAGCACGTCGGGGGACGGAAATTCAGGAGTCATCGCGTTCGTAACGGAATTGGCGAGAGTCTTTGCCGTTGCCAACAAATCGCCGGTTCCGTATTCGATACCCTGTTCCAGACCTGCGTCCAGATATTCACCAATCTCAGCGAATACCTTAGAAGGAGAGGCTATGCCGAACCAACTCTTGATCTGAGCAATCAGACTGTTTGCAAGGCTTCTCACCTTTTCAACAAGAGCGTTCCACGCACCGCCCACACCGTTCATCAGACCTTCAACAAGGTTCCTGCCAACACTCGTCCAGTCCAAGCTACTGAGCGTAGTTCTCAGAGAACTCCACTTCTGGGATAGCGTACTGCTCAGGGTTTGCCACTTGCTTACCGCAGTAGACTTAATGGACTCCCATGCACTCGAAGCCGTACTCTTGATACTGTTCCAAGTGCTGGACAGGTTGGACTTCATCGTGTTCGCCGTCGAGACAATGTTATTCTTCGCGGTATTGAACAAAGAAGTCGCAGTTGTCTTAACTTCCGTCCACGTCGTAGTAGTCCATGTAGTAATGTTGTTCCAAGTCGTGGAAATCCACTGACCTATTTCGTTCGCGGCATTGACAACGGCAGTCTTGGCATTATTGAACAAGGTTGTCACCGTAGTCTGGATATTCAGCCATGTCGTGGCAGTCCAGAGCATAAGGTTCGTCCAAGTCGTGCTTATCCAGTTGCCAACGTCCGTTACCGCCTGATTGACTCCGACCTTCAAAGCCTCCCATTCTTCAATGGACATCTGCTTTACATTCTCCCAAGTAAGGGTAGTCTGTTCCGCAATGGTGTTCCAAGCGTTCGATACCCACGTTCCCACGTCGGTAGCCGCCTGAGTCACCCAGTCCACCGCAGCACCGAAGCCCGTAGACACGGCGTTGCTTATGTTCGTCCAAGTGGTAGAAGTCCATTCGGTAAGGCCACCCCACACGTTCGATACCCAGTCCGTGAACGCCGTCCACTTCTCGGTTATCCATGCGGAGATTTCGCCCCAGTGTTGCTTGATTGCGATACCGAGGTCAATCAGCCCGCCGACCACCAGACCGATAATCGCGCCCATGCCAGCCCCTATCGGGCCTCCGAGGGAGCCGATAATCGTTCCAACGCCCGCGCCAGCCAATGCCGTACCCGCAGGAATCACTATGCCGTTCAGCCAGTTCAAACCGTTCATCAGCGCGTCCTTGATACCCCAGAACGCAGCGGCAATGCCGCCCACGCCCATCAGAATACCCTTGGTCAGTGCGCCAACAAGGTTTTGTCCAGCCGGTAGCAGCAGTTGTCCCGTCTGGGCAACTTGTCCCGGCATACCCGTAATCGGGTTCATCATTGCCATGACCCATTGCAGAGCCGCCTTTGCCGCCATGAATTTAAGCATCGCGGGAACCAAGGACAGACTCTTGAACAGCAGCCACACACCCGCAAGTATGCGCCCACCGTCCGTAGTGAACACACCCTTGATAACGCCCTTCATAATCTCCCAAATCAGCTTTGCTACTCTGGTGAAAATACCCCACCAGTCTACGTTTGCAAGGAAATCACCTACAGCCTTGCCAAATTCTTCCCAAGGGATATGACCCGCAGCGTCGATCAACTGGTCGAGGATTTTCTTCACCGCATCACTCAGCGTTCGAGCAAGCGAAGCGAAGTCCGTACTTGCCAGCCATTCAGCCGCCTCGTCAAACGCGCCTCTCAGGAAGTCACCGATGGACTTTGCCACCAGTCCCCAGTCAAGCCCCATGATAAAGCCTATCAGCATATCAAACAGGGCCGAAATCCTTCGTACCAGCAGTCTACCGGCAATGTCGAAGTGGATTTCAGCGAACGCAGCGTTCACCATAGACGCAAGGTCAGCACCCATCTTCTTGAAGTCGATAGTTTTCAGCATGGAATACATTGTGCGGATTACACCGTCAATGCCCTTACCCAGCTTCTTGCCGATACCGGGCCAGTCGATGCTGTCCCAAATCTCGTTGATCTTCTCGCCCAATAGCCGTCCCAGCTTTTCCCAGTCGCCAGCTTCAAAGGCTTCGCGCAGCTTCTTGGCAAAGTCAAGAATCTCCTGCGCAATCGGCATTTCCTCGAAGGTGATACCGCTACCACCCCCACCGCCGCCTCCACCGCCGCCAGACTTGGAGAAAGCGTTCAGTTCGTCGAAGCCGCTGATAAGCATACGCATTTCCTTCGCAGCACTACCAGCCGCACCGCCGAACGTCGATGCACCCTTGGTCGCCTTGGTGAAAACGCCCTTGCCACTCAGCGCAGCGAAAAGCTGTGCAATCAGACTCAGCAACGCAGAAATCTTGCTCATAAGGAAATCCAGTGCCGGGGCAAGGGCTTCGATAATCGGAGCCGCCATCGACGCGAGACTGCCTTTCAGCTTGTTCGCAGAAGCCGATATGGAGTCCATAGACTTTGCAAAACTCGTACCAGCCGTCTTACTGTACTCGTACAGAGCCTTGATACCCTCCGTCAAGGACTTGGTTATCCCGGCAATCGCGCTACGCACCATACGGTACATAGCAATCCTGCCGATAGAGGAAATGAACTGCTTGATAGGGGCAATGGTTTTCTGAATGTTGGACGCAAGCCGCTTGAACGGCAATGCCAACAAATTACCACCCAGTTTCAAGCCTTTCAGGGTCAGCTTGCCGAACTCCTTAGCCAGTTCCTTCAACTTGGATTTCAGGTTGTCCGCAGCAGCTTTCGCGTTGTCGAACGCCTTACTGATCGAACTGTTCTGCATCGCCTTTTTCTGCAAGGAATCAAGCTGTGCCTCAGCCTGTTTAATCTGCAAAGCAAGGTTGGCAATCTCCTGATCTCCCATGTTGCCGCCGTTGGAGGGCAAACCCTCGCTCAATCTCCTTTTCAGAAGTTCGATCTTGGCGATAAGCAAGTCAATCTGGTTGAAGGAAAGGATAGCGTTTCGGTCAAGGTTACTGAACATGCTGTCTGCCGCCGCAGACGTAGCCCTGAACTGATCTTCTACTGTGCCGGTTTCCTTCTCGCCGCCCACTTCCTCAGTGCCAGAATCCACAGCACCGTAGGGAACCGGGAGGTTGGAGCCAGCGATACCCGCACGTCTACTACCGAATCCCCTGAGACTGCCCGCCGAAGCAGCGATGTTGCCGATAGCCTCAGCCGCTTGCGTCAGGTTGGAGAAGTCCAACTGAGAAATAGCGTCCAAATGAGTATGGACGCTACCCAGTTTACGACTCGAACTGCTAATCTGGTTGATCGCGTTCGCAAGTCCAGTCAAAGGAGTTTCACCATTACCGAGGGCAGAGTTGAAATCCTTGATCTCCTGTACAATGGCTTTCAACCCCAGCCCGTTCGCGGTAATCCTTTTCAACTTGTTCAGGGAAGAAATCAAAGGCTTTAGGCCATTTGCGGCCTGTTCAGACACGCCTATGACCTCAAATTCAATGCCTTGAATCTGCACGTCAGCCATGATTTAGCCTCCCTTCTTGGATTTGAATTTCTGATTGAACTGCGTAGCAAATGCCTCCATCATCTGCCGCGCCTTGTTGTCGCTCTCCTTCTCCCTCTGCTTTCTCCGAACCTCAGAGTATTCGGTGTTCAACTCATAAGGCTGTTCGTGATAGGCAATGGGCTTTTTAGCCTTGCTAAATGCCCGGAGGATAGGAGCCACGCAGCACAGCGCATCATAGAAGTACCGGCCTTGCAGCCACAGATAGAAGTTCTTGTTTTCCATCTGCATGTGGTAAGCCTTGCGGTATGCCTTGACTATGGTTGCGTCGCCGTACCAATACTGGTCGTAGGTCATGCCCGCATTGATGTAAAAGGGACAGAGTTTTTCAAAATACTCCGTCAGGGAGGAAGGTTTGCGTCCCTTCCTCCCCGTGTCGGACTCCGAATCGCTTACCAGTTCGGAGTCCATTCGACGTTTCCCTGTTCGGGTTCGTCGAGCAGAGCCTTGATAGGTTCGTTGTACATGTCGCTCAGGGCTTCAATCAGGGCGGGCTTGTTGGTCATCTTGGAATAGATTTCGTCAACAATCCCGGCCTTCTCGAAGCGATGGTGGGCGAGGAAAGCACCCCGGAACAGGTCAGGCAGAACCGTCATGGGCTTCGTCTCAATGTCGGTTGCCACGAACCCGTTGTTCTCCATCTGCCGCACAGTAGCGCGGGTGAACTCCAAAGTGTACTCCTTGTCGTTGTAAACGAACGTCAACTGCTTACTCATAAGTGTTTACCTCCTGTTTGTTGGTCGATTACTCGAAAGTAATCACGGTAGACGGGGCGATGGTGATAGCCATATCCACGACTTCGTTCACGCCGCCGCCCACGGGATGAACGCTCAGTTCGCCGTCGAAGGAGAACTTGCCATCGCTGCCGGTGGGGGTCACAGTGCCGTCAGTGCCCTCAGTGCCACCGAACCACACAGCGTAGGACTCGGTTGCACCCTCCAACGCTTTCAGGTTGGAGTAGTCAGTCTTGGTGTAGTTCGACGTGAACTGCAAGCCCTCGTTGGACTGAATACCCAGAATGAAAGTCTGCATCTTGTCAGACAGGGTAGTGGTTTCCAGCATTTCGGGGTCGCCGCCGAGGTCGGGGAACTCCTTAATGTCAACCAGCTTGGCGTACTCGTTGCCAGTGCCCTTCTTCATCAGAAAGACCTTGTAGGTAGAAATCGCCATAGTTCATTACCTCCTATAGATATTTGTTCCGTCCGTCTCTGCCCTGTACCGGGCAGTCATACGGTAGATACTCGCGTTCTCCAAGTTGGGAACCGGGGTAGAAGCTATCCGGGTGAAGTTCATCCTGTACATGATCTGGTCGATCATCGCCAGTATGGATTTGCACTCGCTTTTCTTCCTCGAACCCTTGTTGGAGTACACGTTCACTTCGTACATCAGGGTTGCAAACCTCTCGGTGTCCGAAGTGTCCAGCCTATTCAGGGACGTGTAGTTGTCGGCCTCAACGATGCTCACAAAGGGAAACTCGGAGGGAGCCTTGACGTACTCGCCAGAAGTGGTAATTCCCGTGAAAGCATCACGCAGGGCCGGGGCAATCGTCCCGTACACCTTCGACTCAATGTCAATCAACGCTAAATACCTCCCTTGCAAGTGCGGGCAGTCGTTCCTTTATGTGCTTCGCACCGTTGTACATAGGCATGTTTGCCGGGTTGCCGTAGGTATGCAGGTATCCGGGATGTTTCGGGTCAGACGTACCGCTGGTTCCCGCCCCGTTCGCTTCGGGGTATCGCCAGCCGCTTGGCAACCGACCCAAGCCGTGTCCATACACACCGCGAATCATGCCGTTCTTCCCGGCTTCTGGGTGAGTGTCCGGGTATGTGATACCCGTACCGAACTCAATGAACAGAGCAGCGGAGCCTACGGCAACCACCGCCCGCGCTCCTGCGCCCCGTTCCTCTACGCTTACGGACACGTCGTTCGTGCCGTCATACGCTGCCCCGGCGAATCCAGCAGCGGCAACTTGATACCCTTCGGCTACCAGCCGATTAAGAAGTTCCTGAGACTTGGTTCTGAACCAGCCGTCCAGTTGTTCAAGGGCCTGAATCAGTTCGTCTACGCCGCTGCCGTCAATCCCGATCACATACTTCCGCTTCACGATACCTTCACCTTGCTCACAGCAATGGAAATACTGTTCAAAGACTTGGCTACACGCTTCACCGTGTAGTCGTACTGGGGTTTTCCCAGCGAATCGAAAGCGGGTTCCTTGTCGATGAAAAGAACGGTATTCTCGTCAATCGGACACGTCATGTCATCCGTAACAACAACCTTGTCGTAGTTTTCGAGGTTGCCGAACTGTTCCACCTGAGATTGCCCGGTAGCCGCTGAGACGTTCGCCCGCATTGCCACGGGTTCGCCGTACCCAACGTCGTACTCGCCGGTTTCATACCCTTCTTCATCCACGACGGGAACCTTCTCGTTGTAGAGGCAGTAATGCAGCGTCACCAGATTACGGTTCAGGAGTATCACTATCTTCGCCTCCCTCGTCAGGTTCCGGGGCGGGAGGGTTTATCCTCCCGGTGAAGGGAATGATCGTTCGCAGCAGGGACAGGGGAATGTCGCCGCTTTCATAGTGCCGGGAGATACCGTTTTCCAGATGTACCTTTTCGCCCTCAGCACCGCGCTTGTTCAGCATGTAAGCGGCAACCCGAACCTGTACATGGTCGTACTTGGTCGGCATGGTTTCCGTACCATCCCCGAAAGGGAAAGCCCTGCTTATCACAATGTCCGCAGCCATAGACAGGTAGGTGGACAGCATTTCGTCATCTGTCTCGCCTGTCATGCTTTTGAGCATCGTCAGCTTCGCAGCATCAGTCATGTTGTCCACCTACCTTTCGTCGATTAGCCGCCGAACTCAGAAGCGTTGCTCACGTAGACCGAACGGCTGTAAGCGGGCTTCGTGAACGTGGTCGCAATGCCAGTCCACTTACCGTGATACCATTCGGGGCCGTGGTCAAGACCGATCTGACCGAACAGCTGGTACTTCTCACCCGCGCCGACCTTCGCCAGCGGTTCGAGGAAGAAGTTGCCCTTGCCGGGAACCGGCTGGTACACAGGAGCGATAACGTCCAGATTGAGCAGCAGGGCCGTACCAGCGGGCAGGAACTCGCCCAGATACAGGTACACAACGCCGATGGGAGTCACGACGCTGGACAGGGCGATACCGTTGATCTCACGGGACGCAGGAACAATCGTAAGACCGTTCTGAACAGCGTCGGCGTTGATCTGGAACATGGTGATAGCGTCACACCACAGCACCAGCCCGGAGGTCGGAGCGTTCGCGCCGTAAATCTTCTTCACCATGTCGGCAATGTCCCACAGACCGAGGGGCTTGTTCTCCATCGCCGTCACGTTGGTAGTGATAGCCGCCACCAGACCACGGGTCTTGTTGATCGTCGCATCAGAAGTGGCCTTGTTGTACACGCCGTTGATGAACGTGTACTCAATGTCACGATTGACCTTGGCAATCTTCGCCGCCACCTGAAAGTCCAGTTCGTTGATGGGGTTGGCCTGCTGGTTGGCGATGTTCACGCCGCTCAGAGTACCCATGTTGGACTGCTTCGCGTAGGAGATACCCACCGCCTCCATGAAAATCTGGGTGACGTTGGTTTTCTGCTCACGGGTAATAACCGTCGCGTCGGGCGCGGTCAGAGAAGCAGTCTCGGAAATCGCGGGCTGTGCGCCGGTCGTGCCGGTGTTGTACTCCTGCCCGGTGACGAACTCAACGTGGTTCGTCAGCTTCGCCTTACTGCCGATAGCGGCAGACAGCGGAGTGCGGGTATTGCCCTTGTTGAACAGCATACCGGAATAGTTCAGTACGCCAAAACTCGTAGCAAAAACATCAGTCATGATTTGCTACCTCCTTTCAGTAGTTAGGGGTTCGCCTGTTTCGCCGCTTCTTCGGCTTGCAGACGGGTGTAGTATGCAGCAGCGGAGATATTACCGTTCGCCTGAGCCTCGGCAATCATCTTCTCGTAGTCCATGCCGCCAGCCTCAGCACCAGCAGCGGGGCGGGCCGTTCCGCGCATCTGGTCGGCTTTCATGGACTGCTTCTGGGCTTCGAGGTAGGTCTGCTGGTTCGCCAAAACAGTGTCCATGTCACCGTCCACCATCGCAGCAGCCGTCTTGTCGGCAAGGTCAGCGTCGTAGCCCATACTCAGCAGCTTTGCCTTTTTCTCGGAGAGGGCGATAGAACGCTTCAACTCGGCGTTCTCTTTGAGGGCCTTGTCGTAGTCCTCCTTCTGCTGTGCCGCAGCCGCCTCAGCCTCGGTCTGCTTACTGCGCAACTGCTTCTTGTAGTCCGCAGCCTCAGAGTTGGCCTTGGAGAGTGCCGCTTTCAGGCGGGTGACTTCGGCATCTTCGCCAGTGCCAGCGGTCAGGTTCAGCCCTTCCAGAGCCGCAGAAAGTTCGTCCTCCGTCATACCTTCCTTGTAGGCAGTTCCCAGCAGATTACTCAGGTAACTCATGGTAAATCCTCCTTCGCGTTTTATAAGTGTTCACTCACTATGTTGTCTGTTATATAGCGTTGTCTCGCTGTGCGATTTGTTAAGGCGGTTTCCCTACCGCCATGTAAAGTAGTTTCCTACGCTACACCAAAGGTCAGCCAGCACCGACAGCCAGCGTTGTTCTCGGCTTTCTCAAATCCGCCCGGAACCAGTGCATGATCTCCGTCAACAGTGTGAAATTCCTCATGGAGTCCAACGGACACGCCCTCCAAGAAGTCGTGGGTTTCCCGAACGTCGTTGTCGTTCATGGTGTTCCACTTCTTCGTAGGAGTCAGCCCGGTATCGGCTTCGTAATCCTCCGCGCCGTCGAACTCTGCCTGAGAGTAGACCCTATGGTACTCAGACTCAGCCAGCTTTTGCAGACCTTTCGGGTCATCCGCTGCCATGTGGTCGCGCACCCTGTCCTCGAAGGTCTTGCCGTCGATGTTCTTGTAGATCGCATTGTTCATGCGGTTCAGGTCAATGTACATGCGGTACATGAGCATGTCCGCAATATCCTCAATCCCGTGGCGGTAGGCCGCTATCAGCAGGGAGAGTATGTCGCCTATGACATTCTCCACGTTGCCCCCGGACTCTCGGTAACTCACCGCAGCCATGCGGTTTACCTCGTCCAGCGCATGAATGTATCTCTGAACCATACCCTCACCTACAAAAAATGGGACTATGCGTTCGTCACGCACAGTCCCAACGGACTACCGGGGCCTCTACCTGTTGGCCCTCGGTTACGACTTCTCAATCAGTTTTCGCTTCACCAGCACGATAGCGGTCTTGCCATGCTCAATCGCTATTTCCAGCCGGTGTCCCTCGTTGAGCATCTTTTCCAGCTTGGCTATCGTTTCCGGGGTCAGATGTACCATTGCCGTTCCCTCCGTTCAGCTTGGCTTGTTCCTCAGCCAGTTTCTTAGCCTTTTCTTCCTGCTCCTTGACCCACTCCATGCTCAGAGTGTAGGCAAGGTCGGAATCCACGAACAAGCCGCTGTGTTCAAAGGCCAGTCGCGGGTGTATCGACGGGTTCTTCAACATCAGGTCAAGAACCTGCGCCTTTTGAGCAATGTTCTCGTAGTTGCGCCGGGTGAATCGTACCTCTACGTTGCAGACCTTCAACTGCATACCTTCGAGGACGTTGCAGATATTCAGAACCAGCTTCAAGAACACCCGTTCGGACTTCTTGAACATCAGTTCGGAGTCCTTGGCCCTCGCCTCTGCCGCGCTCCATCCGTCGCGCAAAACGACTGCGCTGCCGGTGTCGCTTGTAGAAGTGCCACCGTTTCGGTTCGGCATACCGCAGATGGTCAACACCGTCTGGTACATGTGGTCTACAAGCGTCTGCGTCTCGGACTGATTGAGGTTGTTAATCAGGTAGGAGACTTCGGCTTTCAGGTTGTTATCAATGTCCTTGAACTTGATAGCCCCTTCCTCGCGCAACGCCTGAAAATCGTCGGAGGAAATATCGACGTTATGGAAAAGCATAAGGGCCTGAATGAACTGCTCCACGCCGTCCAGACGGTTGCTATCCGTCAGGTTGATCGCGTCCAGCAGCGGTACAACCAGTTCAAACGCGCCGATACGCGCAATGTTCAGCGGGTATTCGATAATCGGAATACTCCCCAGAACATGCCCTTCATGCCGAATAATCACAGAATCCACGATCTCAAAATACTCGGTTTCGGAGTAGCAGGAGTAGTGTATTCTGCCGTTTTCATCTACGACGTACTTCACGCCCAACACGGGCTTGTTGCCAAGACCGTTGTTATACACCACAAAGGTGAAGCGCGGGTCAAGCGTGTAGATTTCAAACGGGGCTTCATCCTCGTCCCCGGTTTCATCCGGGAGAACCATGCGGAAAGCAGTACCGCAGATATGGAACCAGTCAGCCAACTCCTTGTCCTTTGCGAACTTTTCCTCCGCATAGACGTATTCGTTCAACTGATTGATCTCGTCTGCCATATCGTCCCCGTTCGTACTGCGGGAAACGTACTGCAACGGTTCGCCCATCAGATAGCCCGACTTGAAGGACACGATTTCGTTTGCCCGGTTCTCCACAATCTTGTTGCAGATTTCGGGCCGAACGTCCTTCTCCCGGTTGAGGATGGGTTGGAACCCACGGTAATACCGCCAGAGGTAGTTGATCTCATTGCGGTTCTCATTATGCCGGGGCAAGGCGCGGTTCAGGATAGAAACGACATTCTGCGCCGTCACTACCGTAGCGTCCGTCTTGATAACTCGCCTACCACACAGAGCCATACGCGCCCCTCCTTGCATGATGAAGTGAAAAGGTGAAGTAACCCGTCCGGGAGATTTATTTAATGAGGAACTCCCACTCCACCTTTTCACACTTCATTATATCCAGTTCGCCTATCCTTGTCAAGCCCTTTTAACAGAAATATAAGGATTGGAGAGTTACACAGGTCGCTTAATAATCTCAGGCTTGGACGCAACCAACATGCGCAGTTCATTTTCCAGCAGCGACAGGGAGTCCGGGGCATCATCGTGAGGCACTTTGCCAGACCGTGTGTAGGTCGTAAGCTGTTTCATAAACTCCGCATACTGACTGTTCCGGGCATACGTGGACTTGTCCTTGAAGTAGAACTTCTTCAAGATCATGTCCGAGGCAAACTCTATGCGGGTCTGCTTGTTACTAATAGTCCGCTTGGTACGGATAGAACACAGGTAGCCCCGGTTCGTCAGCAGTTCTTGTACGTCGCGGGCAAAGTAAGACCCGGCGTTGTTGCTCTCGAAGGTACAGGCAACAACCTTGTTCTCCTGTAGGGCCTTGGCGCACTCAGGCTTGGTCGTTTCCGGGGGAGCGTCATCAAACACCACGTCGATAATATACACTTCCTCGCCATACACAGCAGCAACCGGGAGGGAGCAATAGTCCTCGCCCTTGTCTGCGGTATCGCACACGGCAATGATGCTGTCCGGGTCACGGTCAACCGGCAGTTCAAAGAAGCGGTTAAGCTGGTTCTCAGGAAACAGCAGACCCTTGGCCTCGAAGGGTTGTTGTTGGAACTCCGACTCGAACTGTTCAGCCGACAGCATTTCCCGCTGGTCGCGGAAATACTGAGTCGTGAACACCTTCTTGCCCTCGCGGGTGTACTCAAAGTTGCTCTCGTCCGTGGTCAGGTCAAGGGCGGGCGTTTCCAGTACCTTCATCCGCTTGCCCTGCTTCGCCATTTCCTCCTGCAAGTGCCCTATCGGGTCATACAGGGAATACCGGGTTCCGCAAATGACGATAGGCGTACCCTCAATAGCACGTCCGATAATATCACCCGATATGATCTCCCACTTATCGTCAAGCCGCTGCCGGTTCTTGGCTTCTTCGCGTCCCTCCACACAGTCATCCAGATACAGCAGGTTCGTTGCTTCGCTCAAACCTACCTGCCTCGCGTCAATCGACCTGCACATGACCGTGGGGAAACGGGACTTATGCAGAAGGTTGATGATCTTCGTGTCTGCGTTGGTCTGAACCAGCTTGCTTTCGGGGAAAATGTCGTAGAAGTGGTAGTCACTGGGCGTTTGCAGGTATTCCAGACAGCCCAGATAGAAGGACTTCACAAGGTCATCGCCCGTACCTTCCATCAGGGTAGAACGGTCAGGGTGTTTCCCGGACAGCATGTTCGTGAAGTTGATACCCAACTGCGACTTGCCAGCGCGTTTCGGCATGGAGATAGACAGGAAGTCCAGCTTGCCGTCCAATATCTCCTGATAAGCGTCCACATACCGTTTGAGGTAGTGTCGCCGGGGCTGGTAGAACTTCTTGTCCAGAGGCTTGCCGAACTCCACCGCTTGCAGGTAATCGTCGAAGTAGAACGGCGCACTGAGCAGCAGCGAACGGAACAGCAGGTCGTTGAACCTCTCGGCCTCGGAGAAGTTGCTTGTCTCAGCAGCATAAACGAGGGCAAGGTTGATCTTGTCCCTCAATTCATGGTTCCAGTCATGCCGGGAAATCTCCCGGCAGACATTGAACATATCGTCATAAGCCTCGAAATCGTCAGGGTGAAGCGCAATCGCCCTGTCAATCCCAGCTTTCAGCTTGTCGTAATCCACATATATCACCCCTTGTTGAACTTGTCGTACATCTTCTGTATGCGTTCATCGTCCACCGCTTGGCGGTAACGCCTATGGGTGTACACAAACGACTTGAACAGATTGATTACGGCGATGATGAAGAACACAAAAGTCAGTCCATAGAATACAAACCCGGCAATGAGGAAGGGAGCAAACCCTGTCAGTCCCGTTGCAATAGAACATCCGATAGCCGCCAGCAGACACAAGAATACCTTACCCACGACAACCCGCCTCCTTCATTCGATTATACCACGTCGCACGACTGATATTGAGTTGCGCACAGCACTGGGCCACGGTCAGTTCACCGTCTTTTTGTTTTTGCGCGAATTTTTCAAAGTCGCTCAGGGGCTTGGCGGGTCTGCCATAGTCAGCCCATTCACCACGGGCTTTCTTAGCGGCAATACCCTCAGCTTGCCGTTTGCGAATCTTCAAACGCTCCTGCTCTGCGATGGAACCGAGGACTTCAATCAGGATATTGTTCACCATGTCCCTAATCCAGTCCTGCCCTTGGAAGTCAATCAGGGTCGTAGGTACGTCCAGAATACGGATTGTAACACCGTGGGTCTTGAACCATTCCAGTTCCTTCTTGACTTCTTCCTTGTTGCGCCCCAGCCTGTCCAGTTCTTCAATCACGATCTCGTCACCAGACTGGACAGTGGCTTTCAGGGCTTGGTATGACTCACGGGCAAAGTCCTTGCCAGACTGCTTGTCAGTAAAGACCTTATCCACAGGCTTGTAGTGACGCATAGCTTCAAGCTGTCTGTCCAAGCACTGGTCTTTACTGCTGACTCTCGCATATCCGTAGATCATAAGAACCTCCTTATTCAACAGTATAGCACTCGTCCTTGGCAGACAGCTTCGTGTCACGGGGAACGAGGACAATCTTGTAATCCATGACGCGCAGGATTTCGGTCAGCTTGGCAATGCTGATATTCTCTTGACTCAGCCTGTCACTTACGAGACGAGGACTCTTACCCATCTTTGCGGCGAGAGTGTTAGTACCTATGTCCTTGGACTTCATAATGCTACGGACTGCTTCATTGGTTTTCATGTGAACGCCTCCTTTATGGGTATTATAATACGGAAATATCCGTTTGTCAAGGATATATCCGTACAAAAGTGAACTTTTTTTATTTGCGCAGAATTTTCGACCCTCACCCGCCCCGCCCTGCCAACGCACAGTCCCCCGCCCACCCCGGACAGCGGACAGCCCGCCCGCGCCTTGATCGAACCGGGAACAGGCCACACACCCGATTTATACCAGTTTCACACAGGCGCACACCGTCAAAGATCAATTATCATTCAGGCGCACAGCCCACACACCTACACCATACCCACACACCTACACCATACCCACACAGGGACAGGCCACAGCGCACAGCGAAGGACAGACAGCAGCACCCGCCCCGATCACAGCACAGGGGAGGGAGGCAGGACAGCAGCACAGGACAGGACACAGCGGGCGGGGGTCTGAAAATGTGTACATTCTTAGACAAATGTTAAATTACGGATATTTCCGTAATTCAGCCCCGGAACCGTTGACAAATTCGGAAATATCCGTATAATAGATAGTGTGATACGGTTATATCCGTACTTTGACCCGATACCCACCGACCACCGAAGGAGGTACAACCCCCATGAATCAGTACAAAGTCATCCGCATGAGCGAAGCCCAGTTTAACGCCGTCGAAGATTACCCAGCGCAGGAAAACGAAATCTTCATCTTGACCCGTCCCGGTTGCATCTGCATGGACATCACCGCCGAGGGTGTGCGCGTGGTTCCTATCCTCCGCAAGATCGAAGCCACATTGACCGCCGCAGGTCTGGCGGGTGAGTCTGGCCCGCTGGCGGGCTGGTTTGGTGAGTGGGCCAACGAATTAACCGGCTCCTACTCTGACCGCAAGAATTTCATTTGGGAGTACAGCGGCAGGAGCGACAGAGAGCGCGGATGTTGGTCTTACAGTTGGGGCATAGAGCAGATAGATGAAACCCGTTGGTATATCTTCCTGAACGTCGCCACCGCGCCCAACGGACAGCCCGAAGCCACCGAAGAACCCGTATAGCCGTTATCAACCCCTCAAACGGCCTCACAGCCGTTTTCACAAGGGAGATTGACGGCGCGGGTAATCTGGTAAAGATCAACTGTAAGCCCCGCTGAGGGGCTTTTATTCAGCCGTAGAAGGGAGAGAACACAGACCCATGATAAAGACCTACCAAACGCCCGCAGGGCGTGTATACACCCTGTATAAGTCCATGCTGGAACAGCCGCACCTATTGATTGCCGGGGCCACGGGTAGCGGTAAATCAGTGGTTATCAACGGTATCATGTACACCGCCCTACACCGTAGCCCGGTAGCCTCTCAGTTTATCTTGATCGACCCGAAACGGGTTGAACTGGTGGAATATTCCCGACTGCCTCACACCTTCGCGTATGCCTCAGAACCCGCCCAGATGGTTAAGGCGTTGGGATATGCTATGGAGGTCACAGAACGCCGGTATAAGGTCATGCAGGAGCGCAGAGAACGGAAGTATAGCGGCGGGGCTGTGTATGTGGTGATTGATGAATTAGCCGATCTTATGACCACCAACCGCCGACAGGTGCAACCCCTGTTGCAACGTCTCTGTCAGATAGGACGCGCCGCCAACGTGCATGTCATCGCGGCGACTCAATGCCCGCTGTCGGCAGTCATTCCAACCCCAATTAAAGTCAACTTTGACAGCCGGGTTGCACTCCGCACCCGGTCACGGCAGGACAGCCGAAACATACTTGACCGCCCCGGGTGTGAACTCCTGCCCCGATACGGTCAAGGCTACTACATGACCCCGGAAGGGTTGACCCGGTACAACATCCCCATGATACCAGACCCGGACAGACGGCGTATAATTGAATACTGGGAGAGTTACCCGGCATGACTGCCGGGTGATTCTTTTTTTGCTCTGTAAGTCCTAAGAAAGCCCCTACAGCCGTTTATATACTACAGTCGATAGGCAAGAAGGGCAGAATAAAAGACGCTCAGAAAGGCCATTTTGACCGCCTCAGAGCGTCTTATATTTTGTGCTGTACCCTGTCCGCGACAGCTTCAAATGAAAAACCGGGGCTTTTCACCGATCACGAACCCCTATGGGTTTTGCGCCGGGGCCTCGTCGCGGGTTCGCTCAGGAAGTTGGGGAGGGTCGGAAATTGCCCTTTCTGCGCTTTCTGCGCTTTCTGCGAGGTTGTACGTCGCTTCAAGGTATTTCTGCCTCATGCTCTCCGGGTCTTTCTGCTCTCCCAACGGGTCAGTGTTCGGAGTCAGAACAACTTCCTGCTGATCTTTGAAGCCGTCATAGTTCTTCTGCCAGAAGATACCGACCACGGGATTTAGCTTGCCAGAAGCCATCATAGACTCTCGGTAAAATGCACAAATTTTCTGCACTTTTTTAATGAACTCGCACCGCTCAGGGTTCGTGCTACACCGTACAGTCCAGTTATACACATCATCTTTACTCACTCCTATAGCAAGATAAGCACCCTGATTTGAAACTCTCATGTCCCTTTCTGCACAAACCCGGAGATAATTTTCAAACCGTTTCTCCATTTCAGCCACATCATTGCTATCCAACGGTTCTTTCGGTATAATCTCCATCATAAACCCTATCTGCTCTCTGTTGAAGTTCTCAGGCAGTTCCGGGTTCTGCGCAGCGATTATTCCCTTTGGCGTATCAGCATCAACCCGCCTTGCCCGTTTCTGCTTGTCCCTCGCTCCTGCCGTTCTGCTCATGTCCTATACCCCCTCAATTAAACGAATTACCCAAGAAAACGAATTACAGCTTCACTTCTGCCCGAAGTAACATCTGCTGATAGTCCACCAACCAGTCAGCGACTTCCTCCCGGTTTACCTCGCCCATATCCTCCAAGGGCTTGCGCAATTCCTCAACCACGCTATCCACTTCCCGGATTCTCCGCATTACCTGATTCACACTCGCCATACCGAACCCTCCTTTCTGCGATACGACAGATACGCCATTTTCCTATTCCTTTATATATATTATTTATTCCTTCCTTTCCCTCTCTTTTTACTTATCTGTTTGAGGGTAGAGAAAAATTAGTATCATTTGTCTTAGTACCCTTAAAACTACGTCGTTGCAATGGTTTTCGCGTAGACACTTTCTGTTCTCAACAGTATCACTTGTGTATCAGACGTATCACTCAAAAGATTTTCGTCTCGTCGTTCACGCTCTCAAATGATACGTCTGATACGTTGCCGCTAAACCAGTGCTATCATGCCGTTGTAGTTCCATTCCTTCTTGACAGTCAGCCCATAG